CGTCAGAACCGCTTGTGTCTTGTTGTGGCGCCGCTGAGACGGCTTCAACAGTCTTCATTGGCGCTGACTCAGCTGTCATAGACAGGTCCTCACGTTGCTGAGTAGTCATTGACATATCATTACCCAGAACGGTATCCAGACGAGCCTTCAGTTCCTCATAGGACTTGAAGGTAGCTGGATCAGTAAACTCACCGAGAGGATGAGCCTGTGCGTAGATACGCTCCATCTCTTCGTCATCTGCCAGTGCACCAGGCGCGGCAAACTCAGAACGATCGTAGTTACGCCAACCACCAACGTTACGAATCTTCAGTTTGAAGTCAGCACCTTCCCAAAGATCAAATGGGTTTACTGGGTCTTCATCCTCAAACTCAGGCTGCATTGCAGACATAAGCTTCTCAAAGATTTTCTGACCGTACTGATACAGGAACACCTTGCCTTCATTGGCAGGGTTACCTGAGTCAGATACAATGTAAATGTTGGAGACATAATGGAGACGACGCTTTTGATCACGTGCAATCTCTTTATCAGATTCTACACCGGAATTCCAGAGACGTGAATTAAGTTCACCTACTGGATCCTTTTGACCGATAGTGGTGAGAGACTTCTCAATGTACCACATACCGGTAGTTTTACCCTGGAAGCCATGGTCCCAGTAACGGACCCATGGAAGTTCCTCACCTTCGGGTGCAGGGAGGAAACGGATTACAGCGTAACCATTACCTGACTTATCGACTGTTGGTTTCCAGATACGTTCATCTGGGCCTACACGCTGTTCGGAAGACTCATTGAGTTTTGCCGCTGCGTTGACCAGTTTGTCAATGGAAGAGGTACGGGAGTTTTTAAGTGCTGCGAGTGTCATATTTGTATATCCTTGTATGTACTGAAATATAAGAAGTGTATTGTACTATATTTTTGTGTGTTTGTAAACCCTATTTTTTAGGAAAGGTAATCGATCCTTCCTCGACCTCCATGGGTTTAAGTGGAGGACTATTCTTCGGACGTGCTGTCCAAATCTCCGGTGCTGCTATCTGGGCAGACACACTCTCCGATTCCTGGGATGGCATCTGTTGATAATGGTTCTTCTGTGGGTTCCACTTCCACGGCATCAGCTGGTTCCTCTTCAATAGGCGTAATCTCTTCCATTGGTACTTCTGGTACCGGTTCAATAACTTCTTCGGTATCTTGTTTGAATGCATCTAAGAAGTTGTCCTTATAGATATAGCTACATGCACCAATGCCTAGAATAACTAAGACAAATGGAACATACATTCCAATTAAACGTAACATAAAATTCCTCAATTTTTTCATAGTGGTAACTTATTAATCCTTTCTAGGAAATTAAGATCACGGGCCTCAGCCTCGATCTTATCCTTAATAGAGGTATTGATCAAATTAGGTATACGATCTGCTTCAATCTCGTGTTGATCCATCAAGTCAATAACTGCATCCATATAGGGTACATCCTTCATATAGATATACTCTTCGACCATATCACAGAAACGCTTTCGGCTTAGGATCTTGTATTCAATATCCATTATTCTTCTCGTTAAGAAACTCTGCATATGCTTCGTTACCACGAAGGATTTCATTAATATCATGGTTGTGTGCATATTCCATATCGAAAGCAGCCAAATTATCCAAAGCTTTTTTCTTACGAAACTTAGTGTCGAAGTGTTTCTTACGTAGTTTGTTTTTAAGTGTAGCCATATTTATATTCCTCCTGCTGGTGTATAATAGTCGTATATTTCCTGAGTATACCGAGTTGTTTCATTAAAGTCATCAATAGATTCATTGATCACTGAACACGGAATACTTTTCATTCCATCATATTGTTCTATTAGTATTGCTAATTTCCATCCTTCAATGTCTTCTATCGTAATATTATAACCTTCTTCTTCTGCTTTTTCAAGCATAAAGGTATCAAAAATCACATTAAATCTCTTTATGGCTTCTTTATTAATTTTACCACATCCCAGAACTTCAGCAGCAGCTAAACTGGCGATGTCTTTATATTCCATAATCATATTTTCTTTAGTGATCACCTGACTCATAGCAATACTAGGAACCAAAGCAAACAGTATTGCTATGAGTGTTTTCATTTTAACTCTCCCTAAACACTTTGTGTATATCTCTCAATAGATTTTTACCTTCGTCACGCTTACGCTGGAACACATTGCGTCCTACAATCATACCGTATCCACCATTCTTGGCAATTGCTTCTGCTTCCATTAGGATTGCTTCAGTACCACGCCTAGAGCCACCAGAGAAGACCACAGGAATACCACATGCCGCTTTAACAATACGGTCTACACGGATGCATAAGTCTGCAATGTTATCATACTCAGGAAGCTTGACCTTGATCACGTCTGGTTCCAACTGTGCAGCAATGTATGCTGCATGCATTATAGTCTCAAACGAGATAGGATTGAATTCACCTCCACGTGGATATGACCAAAGAATAGTCTTAGCGGTCGGTGATGCATGTGTCTTAATCTTACCAAAGTAATTGATCATTTCGTCTTGATCAAGCGATCCAGGATAAATTGTGTATCCAATGCCACCCATTCCTTGAGCTGCAGCTGTAGTTGCATAGACTGCTTGAGTCGGATCAAGCCAGTCATTCAGATTGTTACCATGATTTAGTTTCATAATGATATCCGGTGCTAAATGCGGATACCAAAACTTTAATAGGTTAGCAGTACGCTGTGGTAACGCCGTAGCACCAACCAAACCTTTTTCCAACAACTCAGCGATATAGTCAACCTGATAATCTACATCCAACATCTCAGGATGATCGGTGGCATAAAACGCAGAATGTGGTCCGTGTTCTACTCCTTGATCAATAGGAAGGATGATAGTGTAGTTACCTTTTTTACCGAAATCTGGTTCACATAAACGCTTGTGTTTCATTCTCTTCCCTCAATTTTTTAATACGATACTTACAATCCTGCTGTAGACTCTCCAGCTCCTCAATATTTTCATGACGTAGGATAATCTCCATCGCCCGAATATAATCGGTTGTTTGTTTGATTTCGTGATCAGTCAACATTATAGCATTTCTCCCATACCATATAACCTAGAGTAACATCATCGTCAGAAAAGCCCTTCATGCCTTCTAGGATCGACATATACTTGGCGACACCAATAATACGATTGTCATCTACATCAATGACAAACTTGTCTTCATGAAGATCAGTGCTTCCAGCGACAAAGTCGATATAACGTTGAGTATCGTTTTCTACAGGTGGAGCCCACTTGTGGATAGCCTCACTGAGAGTGAGTCCAGTGTAAAGGCGGTCCAGAAGGTCAAACATAGCTGCATATCCCCATTCAGGAGCAGCGAACGACTCAAAGGCTGGGTCATTAGAAGTCTCGCCATAATAGGTTACTCCAGTCTTACGGATATTGCCTGGATTATTGTTACGTGTAGGACGATTAGTAGATACATGGGTATAGTCATAGGTGCCAAAGTCAACCTCTGTACAATCAAGCTCATGTGCTTCCGTTTTGGGAGCAATAATGATAGCGTATATGGAAACAGTGACGATAGTAAAAACAAAAAGGGTCAATACCAAGCGGATCATGTCAATAACCTATAAAATCAATCAATACTACTTATATAACACAAAAAGGGGGCTTTGTAAACCCCCTAATTTAACTTTTTTTATCCCGAAACCCAGCTAATAAGTTTACTGGGTTTAATAGTACGCCAACCTTGATTGGTAACACTATAGACTCGGATATAGTCTTTATCCATAATAGTGTCAAAGCTCTCCAAAAGATCATCATACTCTGTTAGACCAACACCTGGATGTTCTTCTGGAATATAGTCAGGATCAAGGGTTACCTTACGGTTGGTCTGGGTACCGTCCGCCTTTTCAAAGCGGACGTCAACAATACCCTTTTGGACTTTCTCAAGAAAGTTTTTCATCATATTTGCATCAGCCATTATTATCTCCTATGCTGCGACTGCAAGTTCAAGTGCCTTTTTCTTGACATTGGCGTTAGTGCCGTACCAAGAGGACTGAAGACGGTTATCGTTGTTGCGACCGAGAGTGTGGTCGGTCATGTAGGTGACAGTGTTGAACAGCTGCCAAAAAGTACCTTCACCAAGCTCTGCACCAGCCTGGGTGTGCATGACTTCCTGAGCTTCACGAGCCTTGTAGGAAGCTTTCTCACCAGCAGAAGGGAATACCTGGTTGAAGTAGTCGACCATCTGCTCAGAGGTGTAAGTCTTCTGGCAGAGGTACTCAGCCGCTTCCTTATAGGTTTCCAGCTTCTGGTGAGCCATGCCGAGGGTTTCCATAGCAGTAGCTGCATCGAATGGAGTCTGGTGACCCATACGGACGTAGTTGTCTACTTGCTGGTCGATAGAGAGGGTGAGAGTGTTGTTGCACACCACACGGATTGGAGTAAACCGTACGTCGATTGACTTACCGTATTGGTGTGGGTTGGAGAAGAGGAGGTAGGATTCTACAGTGTCTTCGCCTTGTGGAGTCTTGATGGTGAAACCATCGTTGATCTTAGCCAATGCCCAGACCATCTTACCACCTTTGAGGGAGCCAGCGGTGTGCATCTGCATGTCACCAGCGTCTACAAACTGACGGAAGAAGTCAAAAGCTTCTTGGTTTTGTACTGGGTTCCAGCCTTCACCTACAATGTCCATGACCTTGTTGTCAGTGGAACGGACCAGAGCAGTCTTGCCGGGTACTTCCCCCATCTCGCCCAGGTCATCCATGTAGTACATAGGCTGCTTGGTTACAGACCAGTCCAGGCCTGCAGCCTTCATCATATCATCAGTAGAAATATCGTCAGAAACTTCCGTACCAAGACCGTGCCATGGCAGTGCACCTGCATAAGCCATCTGAGCAACACCGTCTACCATTTCAATTTCGTGAGCCATCGTTCATACCTTTCTGTCTCGATGTTATGATATGAATATATACTCTTTCAACTCAAATGTACACAGTTAATTTGCATTTTTTGTAAACTATTAGTTAAGATTTTAATTATATCCCGGGCCCGTATGCACTTTAATATCCACATTATCGGGTTTGGGAAACTTGATATTATCGTGCTTATGGTGGATGACAAACTGCGTATTGGGAAATTCCTCAAAGATTCCTTTGAAAACTCCTCTCCATGTATCTGAGAGTCGCTGTGTGTTGGTGCTTCCTCTATCTGAGTGCAAGACAAAATCAGTTTTTGATCTGGTATCAAAATCCATGATGGAATTAAATCCATACATATGAATTTCTTCAGCCTTAACTTTATTGGCTAACCAATGCGTAGCAAAATGTCCACAGTTAAAATTGGTATATCCCTGACCGCCTTCGCCTGCATACTTAGGAAGATCCAAGTAAAACTCTTTAATCTTTGCAGAGTTCTTCATATAAAATCCTGGATTTTTATCCATCCATACTTTAGGTCTAAATCCCAATACCCAAGTATAAGGATTATGAATCTCTTCGCTGGTCAGTGCTTTCATCATTTTGAAATCAACCATACAAGAAACATATACATTATTAACGGCAAACGGAGGAAGGTTACATACAACCTTTAAACCCTTTGCTGGTCTGTAATAAACACAAGAATCTCCATTGCCAATAAGATGTGCAACTCTAGCCATTATAAAATTATCTCCAATAGTCCTTTATCCAATCTTGAGGTTCATATGTTCCCATAGTAGTCGTAACTGCTTCAGCTATAGCTTGTGGAATACTAGGCCGGCCATGAAAACAAATGATTGATAGTTTATCTGTAATTCCCTCAGAATATACTTGATACTTATATGACTTCAATTTACCTGGATATTTTTTTTGAACAAAATCTCTGCTATAGCTTGGTACGATCTCATTCAAAAACTCTCCATCACCTCTAAATCTGGTGTACTCCTGGCCAGAAATAAATCTATTCCATAAATGGCCGTTAAGTTGATAATCCCAAGCTAACACCGCAGATTGTAGTCTGCCTTTTAAAAACTTTTGATGACTATTGACAGATCCTAAATCTTCAATACCCATGAATATGCCATCATAGTTTAACAGCCAATCAATATTATCAACAATCAATGTATCAAGATCTAAATATACAACTCTATTGC